TAGTCCGTCGCGCCGAACAATATGAGAGAGGTCGCGTTATGGGTTAGAGAGGGGCTGCCGGCAAATCGGAGACGGACAAACACTCCGGCGTTCCGGCTCGACAGCGCCGTGATCGGCCCCGTCGAGCCGTTCACGGTGAAGAAATTCCCGTCGGTCGTTATGGTGAGGGTCGACGCCGATGTGATATCGGCGCCAATCGCCCATTGGACGGGCGCCCCTCCAGTCCCGCCGGAATGGGCGTGGCCGCTCGCGGAGAACGTGACCTTGCTCTCGACGAGCGAGGAGATGTTGTCGCTGTCGACATCGCCGTTCGCCCAGTTGAACAGCGTATCGAAGTTGCTGTTGATGGCGCTTGAGGAAATCGTGGTCCCGGGGCTGAACGTAAACGGCTTTGAGATCGTACCGGCGGTGACAACGCCGGACACGACAAGGATCAGCCCGAGCACGAGCCACGACGACCAACCGCGCGGGATGCGCTTCATTTCGCCTCCTTCGCGCGACGGTTCTGCCGCTGCTCCTTCGGCGTGGCCCAGCGGCAGTTGCCCGGCTCGTAGTTGCCATCGACGTTGATGCGGTCGATCGACGTGCCCTTCGGGCGCTCGCCCATGTCGGCGAGAAAGTTCTCGAATGACGCCCACCGATCGCACACCGTGATCCCACGGCCGCCGTAGTGCTTGTATCCGCTCGAACTCGGGTATCGACAGCGGGCGTGCATTCCCTGCCAGGTCCAGTACGTCGGCGTGAAGGCACCGTGCGGCGCATGGCCGTGCGTCGTCCTGTCTGGCCCGGTCCACACCGGCAGTCGCAGCCGCGCCGCTTCCGCGAGGGACCGCCTCGGCACGCCGGCCTTTCGCAGCACCAAGCAGACCGTCGAGGCGCGCGTGTTGAGGATGCGCGCGATCTGCTGGCTGCCCATCATCTCCTCGCAGTACATGCGAATGACGTCAGCCCGGATGTCGGAGAGCCGTCGTCTCACAGCATCCTCCTGATGATCCGAGCCTTCCGCCCGAAGTCGCGGAGCTGGAAGTCCGCTTCCAGCGCGTGCCGGAGTTGCAGTTGGCAGTTGCGCCCGACGAGGCGCGTATCGAGGTTCACGGCGGCTTCCGTGAATGCCTCGCCGCCCCACAGGTCGGTGTCCCACTCGGCGCTGTCCCACAGGGCGCCGGACGACTCCCACGTCAGCGTCTTCGCCGCCTGCGTGCGCCCGCCGTCCACGACCGCCAGCAGCGAGAGCACGCCCGTGTCCTGCTGGAGGAACCCGAACGTGAAGCCGTTCCAGACCTTTTCGCGCAGCGGGTCGCCCTCGTCGAACTCCTTCGTGTGGGCCTCGCCGTCAATGAGCGTGCCGCCGTCTGCGTAGGAGTCGTCCTCGTTGAGCTTCCAGACGGTGCCCGCCGCGTTGTCGCCGCCGCGCAGCTCCCCGGCGTCCTCGGGGCCGTCGAACACGACGAACGACTTGAGCGCGAGGTTCATCATCGGCCCGAACCACTCCGGCACCGCTTCCTCGCCCGGGCTGTTGAGCAGCATCGGCATGAAGTCCGCCCAGTACTGCTCCGTGTTCGTCGCGCCCCCCGCTGAGGCGACGGAGAGCTTGTAGAACCCGTCGTGGAAGGTCGCCGTCGCGTTCTTGAGCTGCGCGGCGGGGATCTGGGCCAGCGCGGGGATGATCCGGTTGCCGATCCGGCGCGGCAGATGCGGGTCCGCGTCGACCATGAAGACGTTACGCAGGCCGCCGGGCTCCACGCCGAGGAAGATCGTCCCGAACGGCGTACTCACGGTCGCTTTCGGGCTCAGGTTGCCCACCCTGCCCACCTCTTCGATCGTGGCCGAGGCGGGATCGCCCGAGACGACCCACATGCTGCCCGCGCCCCACGCGAGGAGCTGCTCACGGAGCGAATTGGACTCCGAGCCGTAGGTATTCTTCGCGAGCGCGGTCACCGGCTCCGCGATCCGCCAGAACTGCGTGGCGCCGATCGTGTCGTCGAGCGCGACATTGAAGTAGTAGATGTAGTTCGGGTTCGACGGCGTCCGCGCGCTGATCAGGCTCGAAAAGAACACCTCAAGGAACTGGCCGAAGCGCGCGTCCGTGGCCCCGGCGCCGATCGTCATGTCCGCCTTCGTGGTGAACGGCGTGGCGATGATCTGGATCGGCACCGTGCCGTCGCCACACGCGGCGTACGCCTTGCCGAGCAGCGGCCAGTTCTTGAAGAACCACCGCTTGCCCGCCGGGAGCGCCGAGCCGCCCGTCACCTGGGCGAACGTGCCGGCCGTGTCGTCGCCGATGTGGATCTCATCGTTCGCGCCCAGCGTGGCGGCCACGAGCAGCGCCTTGACGCCGTCCGACGACCACGCGCGGAGCATGTTGTCGATCGCGCTCGCGCTCGGGATCGCGGTGGCGTTGTACTTCGCGGAGCCGAGGCGCTTGGCGAGCGTGCGCAGCTTGCCGCGCGGCGGATAGAAGTTCTTGAGGCGCCGGAAGCGATTCGGCTCCATCTGCGAGGCGTCGGAGAGCAGGTCCAGCCCCGCGAGGTTGCGCACGACCTCGACGGACTCGTTCCGGGCCACCTAGTCGTCCCCCGGGTTGCGCCGGAAGATGCGCGGGTCGAGCGCCGTCTGGTGGACGATCCCTTCCTTCGCCTGGTCCTTCCGCCGGTAGGCCCCGACCTCGCCCGCGAGCCGCTGCAACGACCGCTCGTACCGATCGTCGTCCTGCCACTCGTACGCCCAGACCTTGATCCCCTCCACGAGGATGTCGTCGGAGGCGTGCGAGGACCACAGCGGCGTGTCTCCCGCCGCGATGTCGGCGGGCTTCTGGTAGTAGTCCACGTCCACCGTCAGCGCGGCGTCGAGCAGCGGGTAGACGTACCATCGGCCGGCCACGGAGTCGTGCGCGATGAAGCGCGGCTGGCTCCCGGTCGCGCTGAGCCGATCCGGCCGGTTGATGTACTGCCGGTACGTCAGCGCGCGGCCCGAGACGATCTGGTTGTTGATCGTCGCCCGCCACGAGGTGCCGTCGTCGTGCTCGTAGATGTCGAGGAACGTCGACGGCCACTGTGCCGTATTGAAGGCGACACCCGCCGTGAACGCGACGTTGGCCGTGAGCCGCTGCCACGAGAATTTCTTTCTATACAGTTTATCCAATAGGCGGTTGAGCGCGCCGAGGGCCAGCGTGCTGTCGAGCGACGTGTTCCCCGCCAGTCCGAGCCCCGCGGCGATTATTTGAGTCCCCGTCATGCTATTTTGGGCTCGTGAGCCTGGGCGACATTCCCGGCCTCGATGACCTGATCGCCGAGCAGGCGCTGGCGAAGCGCGAGATGGAGGCGTGGCAGCGCAGCGTCGGGGAGGCGCGGCCCGGCGTGCTGGACGAGGCGCAGCCCGGCCACGGGGTATTGACGCTCCTGCCCGGCGAGGTCTACCGCTCGCCCTGGTACGTGTTGCACGTCCAGCCGCCACGCATAACGCCGCCGATGCTCTTCTGGTCTGACGCCTCCAATCCAGAGGAGTGGCCGGATCTTAGCCCGGGCGCGAAGATTCCTGCCCGCGAGATCTGGTTCTTTGAGGGCATTCGGTGGATCGAGGCGGACTTTGTGCCCACCAGCGGGGACGGCGAGGCGCCGCCGCTGCTCCGCAACGGCCTGCGCCGCCCGAAGGGCTATCGCGATCCTGTCCGCTGGCAGGACCGCAGACTCCAGAGCCGCCGCTTCCCTGTCCCGCACTATCCAACCGGCTCCAACTTCCGCTCGTCCACCGCCGCCGCCTTCGCGCGCTCCGCGAGGACCATCTCGCGCGTCACGTCCTTCAGCGGCTTGCCGAGCGCCGCCGCGAGCATCTTCCGCTCGCGCTTCGTGACCCGCTCCTCCCACGACGGCTCCGCGGCCTTCCGGCGCTCGATCTCGGCCGTGATCTCGGCCTGCCGCTCGATCATCCGCTTGTTGACGTAGTACATCCGCGCCCACGCGCCGTCTGCCGCGTCGGAGATCGCGCGGAACACCGTGTTGGGGTTCCCGAGGCGCCAGAGGCTCGCCTGCACCGTCACGACCTCGGGCTGCTCGTTCGTGTTCGTCGTCTTCTGCACGGTGACGGCCACGCGCGGGCGCAGGCACGCCTCCGCGAGCTTCCAGACGACCACGCCGGCCACCACCGCGACGATGAGCGCGATCTCCAGGCTCACGACGCCCCCTGCAACGCCGAGATGACCCGCTCGCGGTCGGGATGCGTCTTCGGCATCATGGCCTTCAGCTTCTCGTCTAGCGCGCGGCGATCCGCGTCCCGCAGCACCTGCGCCACGCCCGCCGGCACCCGTTCCCGGCCGCCGTACTCGCGGTCGTTGATCGTGATGACCACGCGGAGATGCACGTCGACCATCGGCTGTCTGTAGCTGTCCGGCCACAGGGTCACCAGCCGAAGGCTGTCCTGAAGATGGGGCGGCACGCCCGGCCGATCGGGGTACATCGTCAGCACCTCGGCCCACGGGACGCGCGACACCGCGCACGGCTCGGGAATCCGCACGCGCTGGCCCGCGGCGCGCTGCGCGGTCGCCTCCATGATCGCTTCCGTCCGGGCCGCCACGCGCCACAGCGCCTCCGACGGCCAGCCGAGGCGAATCCAGCCCGGCACCAGCGCGAAGTGGCGGAAGTCCGTGCCCTCCGCGTTCGCCGCCGCCTCCGGGTGCTGCTCCACGATCCGCAGGAAGGTCGGCTCGTCGGGATACCCGAGCCGCTTCCAGTCCGGGATGGGGGGCGTCATGTCACGCTGCTCCTTCGACATTGCGTCTCCTTTGGTCGGCGTATCGCGCCCGCTTAGCGGCGAGCGTGCAGATGCGACACTCGCGATAGCGACCGCGCCGATAGGTGTTCTCCGCTGTTCGCGGGTGTCCGCGTCGGCATGTCGTTGATGAGGCCGCGCGGGCTCGGTGAGCCGCAGCGCTCGTGCCGCGGCGAACGTTCACCGCGTGCGAGACAGCCTCCAGATGGCCGACGTTGATGCAGCGTCGGTTGCGACAGAGATGGTCGGGCTCCACGCCCTCGGGGAGCGGCCCCTTCGCCGTCTCGTATGCCACCCGGTGCGCCGTGCTGCTCGTGAGGCGATGCGTGACGGGATCGCGCAGCACGATCTGGCCATAGCCGCCCTTGAGAATGACGCTCGTCCACAGGATGCAGCCCGAGTTCGGCTCCGGCTCGCTGTTGCGAGCAAGTCGTTCGGCCATCGGCAGCGCGCGCGGTCCAGGCATTCGGGTCCTCCGGGGACGCCGCCCCCGTGTCGGCGGGCGGCGCCCCCGTCCAGCGGCCTTTAGTAGGCCGAGACTGATTCGATCCTTCTAAAGAAACTGTTGTTGGCGATCACCGCCTTGTAGGCGAGCTTCCAGCCCGCCTTCCGGCGCTGCTCGAGCGGGTCCGAGTCCGTCGACCGCTTCTCGGTCAGGTACGTCTGGAGGCTCATGCCGTCGAGCTTGATCGACGCGAACGCCTCCTGCCCGAAGATCCACGTGTTGTGGACCGTCTGGCCGGTGGCCGGGATCGCGGGGTTCGTGGTGCCCGACGACGGGATGCTGGTGAGGTTGTACGTCCCGCTCGGCGCGACGCCGGTCGTCGCCTGGTAGGTGGTGCCGCTCGTGTCGCCGGCGTAGATCGTGTACGTGTAGCCGGTCGTCGACGGCACCACGATGCTGACCGTGTGCGTGTTGGTGGCGTCGCTGGCCGTGGTGACCGACTTCTCCTGGTACAGCCGCTCCTCGAAGCCGGTGGTGTTGTTGACGGCCGAGATCACGACGTAGACGGTCGTGTTCGCGTCGATGCTGCCGCTGCCCGTGCCCGCGTCCGTCAGCGTGAACGCGGTGTTGGCGAACCCGGTGAACGTGTAGAGGAAGTTCGACGTGAGCCAGCGCACGCCGAGCCACTTGCCGACCTCGCCCTCCTTCAGCGCGGTGATGTTCGAGTACGACGCCGCGTTGACGAAGGTGGTGTCGGCCATCACATCGGCTTCCACCGCCGGGTCGAAGACGCCGAACAGGTTCTGGCTGTCGAACGACCGCGCGCCATTGGTGCGCAGGTTGGCGACGGCCTTGCGGATCTCCGTGGAGGACAGCACGTCGCCCGTGGTCAGCAGATCGCGGGACGCCCGGCTATTGGCGTACTGGATGTTGGTCCCCGCGAGCAGGACTTCCTGGTCCTCGCGGTCGACCGTCTCCGCCGCGGCCAGCGCCAGCAGGCTGATGGCCTTCTGGGTGACCGGGTGCTTCACCACCAGCTCGGCGATGTCCGTGATCGTGACGACCTGGCCCCACTGCTCGACGACGGCCGTGACCGTCGACACGCTCATGGCGGTCGAGGCCGGGGTGACGCCTTCCGTCAGCGTCGACTGCGGCAGCGCCAGCCGCTCGTAGCGGGTGTACTGGAAGGTCTTCGACTCGCGCCGCGGCAGCGTCGCCTTGTCGGCGAGCTGGTCGATGCGCAGCTCCTTCTGGGCGAGCATCAGCGTCTTGTCGGCGATGTACGCCGACACCATGTCGCTGGAGAGCGTGGACGACGTGGTGTCGGCCATGCCCGCCTGCGAGCGGAGCAGGAACAGGAGCAGGAACGCGAGGGTGGCGGCGTGCTTGCCGCTCAGCATCCACGCGCGGAACCGGGTGAACAGTCGCGTCATGATCGTCTCCTCAGATGCGCGCCTCGCCGTGCGTCGACTCCATGTACTTCACCCGCTCCTCCGGCGACATCTTGGAGAGATCGGGCTCCGTTCCGGGTCGGACGCGGGCGGCGGGCTGCGCCCCCACGCGGCCGGCGCTGCGGCGAGCGGTGACGAGGCTGCGGTCCAGGGCGCCCGCCCGCTCGCCGTCGGTCACGAACCGGCTGGCGAACTTCGGGTGCCCCTTGAGGTAGTAGACGACGTCTTCCCGCGCCCACGGCTTGCCGGTTTCCTGGCTGAGCGCCTGCCGCGCCTTCTCGATCGTGGCGCGGTGCTCGCGCGTGGCGAACTCCGGGTGATCGGCGTAGAAGTCATGCCGGTCGTGCAGGTCGGCGATGGACTGCCGGGCCTCGATCAGCGCCGCCGCCAGCGGCTCGGCGCCGTAGCGGAAGTGCTCCTCCAGGTAGCCGCCGAGCATCTCGTGCGTCTTGCTGTGCGGCTCGCTCGGCTTGAACGGATCACGCCCGCGGCGCTCCCCGCCTCCGTTGCCGCGGAGCTGCGCGTCGAGGGCGCGTTCCGCCCGCTCCGCGCGCTCTAGAAGACTGCGGATGCGGTCGTTCGCGCGCCCGCCCCCGCGGCCGTCGTCGAGCCCCTCGCCCTCGCCGTCCTGCTGGCCCTGCCGATCCCCCGGCTGCCCGTCGCGCCCCTGCGCGGCGTCGTCCTGCGGTCCCTGTTGACCGTCGGCCCCGTCACCGCCCGTCCCATCACCAGCGGTGGCGTCTGTGGCCGCGCCCTCGCCTTCGTCAGCCCCCCCGGCGATGGACCCTCCCATCGCGAGCAGGCGGAGCGTCGGCGTCAGCGCGTCCGTGTCCATGTCGTTGTGCATGTCCTCGCTCCTCGGTGACTTACGGCCACCAGTCGGGTCGAACGTGGGCCGCGTTTTACGCCCCGGCCCTCTGGCGAATCAGGGCTGCGCGCATCTGCGCGAGCTGCTCCGTCCACAGCGATTTCGTCACGGCCGGGAACCGCACCAGCCGCTCGTTCTCCTCGATCTGACCCTCCAGGCGCGCGAGCGCCTCCAGCGCCACCGGCTCGCGGCCGAGCTTGCGGAGCAGGCCGTCGCGCTGCGCCCGGAGCGCCGTCGACCGCGCCTCCAGCACCGTGCGCTGGTCCTGCCAGTGCTCCGACCGCTCGAACACCTCCATCCGCCCGAGGCGCTCCTCGCCCGCGCGGATCATCTCCGGCGTGACGAGCGCGGGGTCGCGCGGCGCCGCCCCTTCGGCTGCGGCCGGCGGCCGGCGGCGGTCAGATTCGCGCGTCGCCATGCGTTCCCCAACGCACTCGGTTGCCCTCGACGGCGTGTATGCGCGCGTGATCGGTCGCCGCGATCAGTTCGAGGTTCTCCGGTCGGTTGTCGGTCTTGTCACGGTTCGCGTGATGGACATGCTCCGCTCGGCGCAGTGGGCGGCCGAGAAGGCGCTCCATCACGACGCGATGTTCGTATCTCGCTCTACCAGCGACGCGGACCACTCGGTATCCGGCCCTCGTCACCGTGCCGCGGGGCGGATATCGCAGGTTCCTAGCTTCACGGGCCTCCGCCGCTCGGAATCTCGCGGAACACGGGCGAGAGCAGAAAGTCGCCTTCCGGTGCCGGAATGCCGCGCCGCAATGCGGACACCGGCGATCGGTCTTGCGCGCCTCCGCATCGGCCCGTCGCTTCGCAACGGCCTTTTCTACGGCCCCGGGCGGAAGTGTGGCGCGCGCCCACGCGGCGACCCGGCGCTCGCTCACCCGGTACTTCATATCCGCGCATCTCCGAAGTTCTTCTCGAAGTCCATGACACGCTTCTCGCGCGCGCTCAGCGCCTTGCCCTTCGGCTTCTGCGCGGCCACGACCTTGCGCTCCAGCGGCGAGGCGCCGGGCTTGTTGATGTCCTTGAGCGCCGGTAGCACCTTGCGCGTCTCGCTCGGCCGCATGACGAACTCGCTCGGGAGCGCCTTGACCATCACGTGCCCCTTCCCGCTGACCGGCGGGCGCGGCTTGCGCCCGATCAGGCCGCCGCGGTCGAAGTCGCCTGCATTGCCGGAGTCGCCGCCGCCGGATGGCGCGCCCGCACTTCCACCCGGCGCCCCCGCGCTTCCGCCGTCCCCCGAGCCCGGCCCGACGCCAGCGCCGCCCGATGACAACCCCACATCCCCGAAGCCTTGCCCGAGGCCAAGCCCTTCGCTCACGATGCCCGCCACGATGCCGGCGGCATCGGCCATCGCCGCGTCCGACACGCCGGGGGCCGGGCCATCCCCGAGGCCGCCTTCGCCATCACCGGGACCAGCCACGCCGCTCGGGTCGGGGCCGGAGACGCGCGGTGAAGGCGACGTCGCGCGCACGCGCGGGGCGTCCGAGCGCAGGTTCAGCGGGCTCGTGAGGTTCTCCGAGATGATGTTGGCGAGGGCCTTGCCGAGCGGGCTACCGATGAGTCCGCCGAGGGGCCCGAGCGCGAGGCTGCCGAGCAGCCCGCCCGCCATTCCAGCCAGGCCAGCAACCGGGCCGGGCGCCGGCGTCCCGGTGACGCCGCCGAGGCCGATCTGGCCCATCGACGGCGACACGCCGGTCGGGCCGGTCGCCGTGCTGCCCGTGGCGTCACCATCGGGGTCGCCCACGTCGAACGCC